ATTCATAATGCTGATGTCCCAGGTTCAAGTCCCGGTGTAGCCACCATATTTTTCAAGGGGTTAGCGCAAGCTAACCCCTTTTCTTTTGCCTGTGGTGACTACAAAGTGACTACAGCGTGTCCACCTCTACACCCTTACCCTTGAGCTCATGGCGCAACGCCAGTAGCTGAAGCCTAGAAAGCTCAAGCTGGTTCTCAGCGATTTGATCAGCGACTTTCTGTTGCTTGCGTATCCAGAACGCAAAGCCAATGAAGCCTCCCACGGTACCAATCAGTACCAGAGCGACAGAAAACTTAACGAGCGCCTTTCGATTTTCTACTGCGATTTCAATCCTTCTTTCCAACATCTCCTTTCTAGCGGCCTGTTCAGCATTTGGCTTTTCTAAGCTTTGCAGTGAAGCAAGCTCGCTCCAGTTCTCGTAAACCACCGCATTTGAACTCTCACCAGCATAGAAGGTTAGATAAAAAGCCCCGATAACAATGGCCATAGAGAAGAGCGCGACAAACTTGTACAGGCTATCCGTGGGAAGCGGGATTTTGTTTTCCATGCAAAACCTCGAACGTTTTATGTCCGTGAAGTATGCCCGGATTCGATCAAGAAAGCGGTTGATCATGGTCTGAAAGATACCCGCACTGTGTAAGGGGAGAGAGTCGAAGCGCCGACTCCAAATGTTCCGGCGACAGGTGCGCATACCGCATCGTCATCGTGATCGAGGAGTGGCCGAGGATCCGCTGTAGGGTCAGGATGTCCCCTCCCCCCATCATGTAGTGGCTGGCGAAGGTATGGCGGAGAATATGGGTCATCTGGCCCGGCGTCTGGAACCCGCAACGCTGATAGGCGCAGCGGAACGCGGCGCGGCAGGACATGAACAGGCGGCCAGATCCAGGCATGCCCACCTTGAATATCAACCTCTCCAACTCGTCCGGGATCGGCACTGATCGGCTCTGCCGATTCTTGGTCCGGTGATAGTGCACCTTGCCGCCATGCACAGCGCCCCGCGTCAGGCTTTCCGCCTCTTCCCAACGGGCTCCCGTGGCGAGACACAACAGCGCGACCGGATAGGTATGGTTGTTCGTGCTGGCCTTGCACTCTTCCAGCAGTCGAGCGACCTGATCCAGGGACAGAAACGTCAGTTCGACCTGATCCGTCTTGATTTGCCGGACCTTGCCCAGCGGGTTTTCCTTGTGCCAGGAACCCAGGCGAATCAGTTCAGAGAAGACCGCCGACAAGTAGCGTTGCTCGTGATTGACCGTCTCAGGTTTCACCTCGGTCAAGCGACGTTGCCGGTAGCGTGCCCACGCCAACGAATCGAACTCGAACGCCAGGGGGTTCCCTAGCCGCTTCGCCAGCGCCTCGCAGCGCGCCAAGCGTTGCTTGCCATCCTTCAAGGTGCAGCCGTGGAGGTCATACCAAACCTTCACCAGATCGGAGAGCCGGTCATCCAGCGGTCGGCCCGTCTCGCCCTTCACGGCGAAAAAATCCTGCTCATAGCGAATCGCGGCAGACTTGGTGGCGAAGCCTTTCTTGCGAATCCTGCGCCCGGAACGACCATTCTCATAGAAGTCAGCCGTCCACGTCTTGCCGTCCTTGCGTACCGTCATATCGCATATCCCTTGCGCAGATAGCGATCACACATGAGCTTGTGGATATGCCTTTCCAGATCGCGACGAGTCCAACCCTTGGCGAGATAGTGGTCTTCGATAACGTGCCAGAACTCCAATTTGCGGGCGGACTCAATAGCCTTTTTTGCCGGGACACGCTCCCGCGCGATCAGGCTCACGAACTGGCCGAGGAACATCTCGCAGTTACGTCCACTGAAACCCTTGGCAGTCTTGTAATAGCGCCGATACTCGGTGCGCTCGATCAGCGGATCGCACTCGACTTGGACGCGAGCATCCTGGCTGATCAGGCTCCAGAAGGCGTCATACATGCCCTCCCGAGAGAGCACACGGAATGCCTCGCAGGCATAGTTCCACAGCCCCTGTAGGTGCGGGCAAAGGCCCTCGTAGGTGCGGCAGCCGATGACCTCTCCCGAGGCCATACGTGAGCCTTCGGAGAACTGCTGGACGATGGAGTGGTGATAGCGAAACTCGATCCGCCACACCGTTTCCAGGGGGTTATAGGCCGGGTCGCCATCGCCGAACGGATCCCCGTTCAGGGTCGCCCACACGCTTTCCCAATAGTCGAGCTTGTCGGTGGCCCGAGCCTGGAGGGTCTTGTTATAGATCGACAGTTGCAGGCCGTTGGCCGAGCCGAACATGTACGTCTCGCCACGCCCGTAGACCGAGGCGTTGCCGTCGAACTCGATCCGCTCGATCCCACTGATTTGCCGTACCCGACGCGAGCGGCAGTGCATGCGATCAACGAGATCCGCCGGAGGCGTCCAGCCCTGCACATCCAGCGCGATATGCACGGCTGCTTGGTTGGTCTCGCAGTGACTCAGCACCGCTGCGGCCAGGTCATCCAGCACGCCCTGGAGGATACGCGGGTCGGCGCCGTCAATGGCGTGGGGCGACACCTCGATCTTGAGGTGCGAGCCAATGGTGTCGACCTTGATGTTGTGGTTCTTGATCAGCAGGATCAGGCCCATTTCGGCGTTCTGCAGGCGGTACTGATAGCCAGAGTCGCGACCGATACGGCCCTTGGACCACTCGTAGCCGGCGAACTCGACCACATCCACCGATAGGTCGAACAGCGCCATCACTTCCGGACGCAACTTGCCGTTGTACAACTGCCGCACGGTGTCCACGCCACACCGCAGGATCCGCACGCCTGACAGGTCGGTGAACTGTCCATTGAGCGGGTCCATGAAAAGCATCCCCTTCGGGGACTTGTGGAAATCCCCGTTCTCTTCGAGGACCAGTCGGGTTGGATGGATCGGAGTCTTCATGTTCTTTACCCGTTAATGAGGTTCTATGGGGTTGCTGATCGGGGGTTATCTGACGTGTTACAGGGGCGTCGGCCGCGCCTTCGGCCTATCGCTCATGCCTTCCGCTCCCGGCCGGCGGCGCGGCCCGCCCCTCATGGCGGCGCACCTACCGCCGCTAGCGCCGTCATCACCGTCCACCAGTGATGCAGCGCCCAGCCCATAGCCACCGGAACGAGGAATTCCCAATCGATCATTTCTGCCTCCAGGGCCGCGAGGCGTATTCGGAATCGGGGACGATGGTCAGCGGCACCTTGTCAGGCTCACGGGCGCCCGCTGCCGATGGCGGCAGGTTGAGCAACGGCGGCACGCCAGCGACCGCCACCGGCCGGACCGAGGAGCCGGCACAGGTGACGGTCCCCTCCCATTCCCCGTAGAGCAGTTCGGCCACGCACTCGCCGCGTGGCTTGATCGCGTAGCCGGATCCCACGAGTTGCCAACTGGTGAGTTCCAGGTGCCGGCCGGCAGGGTCATCCAGGGCGAACATGTAGATATCGCCCTTCGACGGCATGTAGGCGTGGGCGAGGATCGAAATCCGCCGATCGGCGAAGGGATGGGCGTTCAGATCAACAGGCGCAGCAGCAGGCCCATCAGGTACAAGCCCAGGAGGAAGAAAGCTATTCGCAGCAGGACGCGCTGGAGCAGCCACAGCAGCAGGCGCAGTAGCGGTCGGAAGAGGCTTAGGAGTAGGCGCGGAAGCCGCCGGATCAGGCTTAGCACCAATAACCCGCATTGGCCCCATATAGCTAACAAAGCCAATAGTGCCGGCCAGCAATGCCAGTAGAAGAACCAGCTTAGGCGACCGGAAGAGGCTCTTGCCCGCCTTGGTGTCTTGGGTCTTTCCGGTGGCCGTGGACTGGTAGAGGGCGAAGGTCTGCTTTCGGATCCGCTTGTATTCGATGATGGTGCCATCAGCGGGCGGACGGTTGAGTTGGGCGTCATGCTGGGCCTCCTTGTAGCGGCCAGGGATGCCGATCACCGCGAGGTTGGAATGCTTGTAGGCCATCTCGCAGGTCATACGGATGTCGTCGCGGATGTAGGAGATGTTCGGCGTAGTGAGGACGATGTCCCAGTTGAAATGCCGGTGCCGGGTCCAGGCGTCGAGCCAGCCCATGGGGCGGTCGGCTGCGTGGGCCGCTTCCGGTCCACCGGGGTAGTCGAAGCGCTCGAGGTCTTTTTCCCGCCAGGACTTGGGAAACAGCAGTTGGGTTTCGTCGAAGATCAGGAAGGCCCCGCGGGGCGCCCACTGAAACCACGTGCGCATCTTTTCGAGGTCTTCCAGCGACTCCAGATCGAGATTGATGATTTCCGCCGTGTTGGGCAGGTCCGGGAAGACCTGATAGGCCCGCTCCAGGGTGAAGCCGCGCACGTTGGTGATGATCACCCGCCCGTCTTTCAGCGCGGGCACGGCGTCATCTTGGATCGCGCCGGAGGTCTTGTAGGAGCCATTGGGGCCGTGGTGGATCTTGATCGACACGGATCACCTCCCAATGAACGGCACGAAGCGCATGCAGAAGCGCGTCGCCGCCGCGACCATGATGATGTTCAGCGCCTGCGGCACGCCGAAGAAGGCCAGACCCGCCGCAATCGGCCCCGGCAGCGCGGCGTACATGCTGCGGATCATCTGCGGCACGCCGAGGCTGTCGATCAGTTCGCGGGCGGCGGTGTAGCTGACATCGATCAGCAGGATCAGGGTCTGGAGCGCGGCGTACATCGACGCCTTGGTGGCAACCACCAGGCCGTCGCGCACGAAGTCATAAATGCCTTGGGCGAAGAAGTCCCAGATCCACTGGAAGAAGGCGATGATCTGATCGAGAAAACCGGAGAGCCATTCCATAGGGTCAGTCCCTCAGCAGTATGAAAGCGGCGATCAGCGCGGCCATCAGCAGCAGCGCCACACGCAGGTTGGAGAGCTGGTCGGCGTAGTCGGCGACGCAGAGGGAGTAGGATCGGCCCCAAATGGTCATGGACTCGCAGGGAAGCTGGCCGCCGCCTTCCGCCAGATTTAGGTCGAACGCGCCCTTCATCTGATCGACGTTGGCCCGGACCTTGTCCTTGAGTTCTTTCTTGGCCTGCTCGACCTTCTGTTCCCAGGTGGCGATGGCGTCATCCCAGGTGCCGGGCTTGGGTTCCTTGAGTTCGCCGCCGGGGCCGGCAGGACCGGGGGAGCAGTCCTGTTTCGCCGGGTCGCAGTTGCCGCCATCGCCGCCACCGGTTCCGCCGCCGCTGCCGTCGCCTCCCCCGCTTCCATCGCCGCCGCCCTCCCCATTGCCGCCGCTCCCATCGGAGCCACCGGTGCCGCCGTCGCCACCCCCGTTGTCATTGCCGCCGCCGTTGTCGCCCCCGCCATCGCCGCCACCGGTGTTACCGCCATCACCACCATCACCGCCATCGCCCCCCGGCTCAGTCGGATCCGTGGGCGTCTTGACGCAAGTCGTCCCGGACCAGCTATAGCCGGGAGGACAGCCAGGGTCATTCGGGTCGGACGGCGGTTCGTCGGGATTGGTCGGCGGGGTGTCGTTCAACGAGGGACCGGTCATGCCGGGATTGCCGGAGTCAGCGGCGCAGGCACTACCGTCCGTCATCAACACGTAGTTGCAGAAGCCTTGGTTGTCGCTGCCGGGATAGCGATAGCAACTGGTGGTCTTCGAGGTGGTCGGCAGGTACTGGCAGCCATTCTTGCAGCCAGTGGGCGGCGAGCTATTCACGAAGTTTCTGCCGCCCGACACGAAGATATTCGACGGTGGCGAACTGAACAGATCGGTCAGCCCTTTGATGCAGTCTTCTGGTGGCGTGGGGGGTTCTTTACACGTCCCGGTTGTTTCGTCCGGAATCTTGGGCGCGGTACAACCCTCTCCTTTCCTATACACCGGATTGTTATAGGACGTGCTACACATCCTTTCCACGCCCTGGCTAAGGCAGTAGAACTCGAGTCCATAGGTCGCCATATCCTGCCTGCCATTGGCAGGGTAGATAACGCGCACAGCCTCGACACGCGAATAGCCAGGATTGTTGGCAATCGCCGCTTTCCGCGCCTCCTCGACCACTTCCATATAGCTTCCATACTTCTGAGTACCACGCGGCCAGTAATAGTCCTCAGCACTGGCGCAAACGCTCATGAACAACGTCAGCAGAACCAGCAGCGTTCGTTTAATCCTCATCACAGGTCCCTCAAGCAACAAAAAGCCCCCTGCCGGAAACTCCGGAGGGGGCTTCCGCCTCGGTCTGTTCGGTTAGAAGAATTCGCCGGTCCGGTACCCGGTGATGAAGGCGCCGGCGAAGAACGCCCCCAACCACACCGACCAGAGCACCCGTTACGCCTTGCGCAACATGCTGTAGACCAGGCCGGCGACGGCCAGAATCACCAGGGCGCCGACGATGTAGCCGCCGATGCTGGACATATCGCCCTTGCCCTCGGTGATCGCGGCCTCGACCGCGCTGGTGTCGATCACCCCGGCGAAGGCCGGCAGCGAAGTCGCGGCAGTGACGGAGCCGGCGATGCACAGGTTGCGGAACGAGGCGACCGGGTTGAACTTGGCGATGCGTTGCTTCATTGCTTTCATGGTGTTTCCTCTCTACTTGGCTTTACGAAGAAGTGACGCGACCCAGCCAATCAAAAGCCCCGTCACGAACGATCCCAGGACGCCAGCGGCACCGATGCCAAAGGCTTCCGGGGAGAAACCACCGTTGACCAGGATGTCCACGTATCCAGCGGCCTCGGGTGGAATCAGGTAGGCCTGTTGCCATGCGAGTTCGCGACACGCCATGAAGCCCTCGGGGGTCGAGGTCCACGCGGTACACACCTGCACAGCGACAACGCCTGACATAGCGATCAGTCCTCAAACAGCCAGGGAGGCCGCTAGGCCGTCGATCCAGCCCCAGGCGTAACCGGTGGCCAGACCTACCGCGAACAGCGAGAGATAGCGGAGCATCGCGGCCTCCTAGGGCTTACGCCTTGGCGTCCGGAGACTTGTCTTGTTTGTCCTGGCCCTGGGGCTGCGGGGCCGGGCGCGGGGCTTGGGCCTGCACTTGCGGGCGGGCCGGGGCTTGGGCGGTCGGCGCCATCGGCTTGCCGCCCACGGCCAGCAGATCCACGAGGACCTGGGTATTGGTGATCCGACCGAAACGGTCTTGGGTCGGGCGGACCACGCTGGCGAACTTGCAGAGCACCGGCTGGCCTTCGAAGACGATGGCGTCCAGCAGGGTCGGCTCGATGTTGTATTCGCTGATCTCGAAGCCCTTGGCGTTGCCACGGGCGCCTTCCGGGATCGGGGCGATGGATTGGACCGAGGCGTAGATTTCCCCGGTCTTGGTCGAGGTATAGGTGTCGGTCTTGGTGACCCACAGTTCGACGACGCCGCCTTGGGTTGCAAACATGTTCATCGGTGTTTCTCCTTCAATTCGCCTTTTTCGGCGTGAGTTGTCCCGCTGCTGCAAATTCGGCTGTTTCGCCTTCATTCAGCGGTGTTGGGTGAAAGTGATGTGTGGGCGATCCCTTCGGGCCGGGCTCTATTCGCTAGCGAACCAAGCCAACCACGGGCGTTCGTCTCAGCCCATTCGAGTAACGGTCCCTATCGCAACGTCGTCGCCAACGGCCAAGGGGAACGCTTCCCCTTGGAACCCGCAGAGCAACACCAAGGGCTCTGCCCTTGTCATCCCGCTCTTGCCGCCGAGGGCTCGGGAGCGCGGGGCGGAGAAGCTGCCCCACACTCCCCAGCGGAGGCTGTTTCAGGGGGGAGGCGTTCAAGGGTGCGCTGCGCCCGTGCTTCCGTTCGCCGGAACGGTGAGGCTGTTCCGACGAGCCGGGAGCGCGGCCCTTGACCGGATCGGCCACGGTGCGGGCGGCCTGGATCAGGCAGAGCAGGAGCAGCGCTTTCAGGGTCTTAGCGAGCATGGGTCAGCCCTCCAGTTGGAATGCTTCGCGCACGGGCACAAAGGGCGTGGGTTTCCCGCTGTCGTACACAACGTGCCAGTACTTCGGCGGACGCCGGGACGGGTCGTGTTTCGCGCAGAAGGAACGGGGACGGCAGAGCCAGCGGCCATCTTCCAGATAGGGCAGCCCAGGGGGCCGGCAGTCCGGACACGGCGACGGGCTGTGCAATGGGATGACCTGCCTTGCGGACCAGCACACAGAGCAGGCGCAGTCCGGGGCGTGGGTTTGGCGTAGGTAATAGGGACTGGCGGCCATGGCTCATTTCTGCCCCCTACGACCACAGCGATAGTCTTCAATCGCCCGACGAAGCCAAGCGTTCTCTATCCGGTCGATATCGACAGTCAGGCCGCCCCAGGTCACGACCCTGCCGGAGACGCTGCCAACGATGCCCGCGAAACAGAATTGGAAGGTTTCCATCGGCACTGGGCGATCACTCGGCATCGTAATCGCCCTGGCAGAAGATCGATTTGCCCCGGTCGAGGTCACGGCGAATACGGTGCAGGTTCACCACGCGGCGACGGCCAATCTTGGCAGTCGGAATCGTCTTGGTTTCCACCCAGCCCCGCACCACGTCTTCCGTGATGTCTTCCAGACCCAGCATCTGCGCGAAGACCGCCTGCGAGCAGAACGGCGCGGTGCGGAAGTCCGTGACCTTTTCCACAGCACCCGTGACGGTGAACCCCACTATTCCAGACTCTTCCATGCGAACCCCCTATAATCCCAAGCTGCTACCACTCAAGTCATTTGAGTAACAATTACTCATGAGTGAATATTACTCATGCCAACCAACTGAGTAAACTCTACTCCGATTGAATTTTTCACTTATGGATGCAGTTAGAGATAGAGCGCTTCAATTGATACGGACCGTGGGCCCGAAACACTTGAGCGAGCTAGGTGGAAAAAACTACGAACGCTGGAGAAATATCAGCGGCGGAAAGATCAGGATCAGTACTGAGGAAGTCGGCATCCTGGCAGACGCCTTTCCGCAATATGCCTTGTGGCTGATATCTGGAAGAATCGAGCCTCAGAACGGCCACGTAAGCCCGGCATTCGACGAGGCAAATAAAAACTTAAGCAGTCCCAACGCGGGATAGCGATCACCAGGAGAGCAGCGGAACGCTGGTTCGCTTCAAGGATAGGAGAGAGGGAATGAGAGCAGTTGCATCCACCATCGTACTTTTGACGCTGTGCGGCTTCGCATACGCAGAAGAATCCAAGCCTTTAGCGACTCAGGCCGGCGAGGCGACAGCGCCCATCGCGGAGGCTATTGGCTCTGGATTTAGCCGCATCGTTACTGAGTTCATGGCAGGTACAGATGGCATGGCAGGTGACGCCGCAAGGAAGAGCCTCAAGATGCAGGACAAACGCGACAGGGAAGCAAGTAGAGGCGTGCGGAAGACCATGAAGGAATGTATAAAACCTGACAACATCATTGATGACGATGTGAAAGAGTGCATAGAAGGACTAAGAAAAAAAGAATGGTAAATGACAGGTCAACCTGTCATTTGCCATAATTACTGCTTACCATTTCTGCGATTGACTTAAAGTAGAAGACCTATAATCTTCGACCCGCCCTACCAAGTCCTCTAGTGAGTCAGACAGCTCCCTATGGCCATCATCTGAAGAGTAGGGGATAAACCTCATCCTCATTGATTCAGAGGCAATTGCCTGCAAATCAGGATGAGCTTCTCCCTCTGGAATAGTCATATAATGGAAAGGCATTCTTCCATGTGCAAACTGGATATCTTCAAACAACATCCTTATATCTGGATCATCCATACCACAACCAATGAAAAAGAAAGTATGCGTCAAAGCCAGAGATTTAAGTATTTCATAAAACAAAACATACTTAGTTCTAGCCTCCGCATAATCCCTCCTTGTAAATATAATAGATTGAGGATCATTAGCAGAACCATGTGTCTTCAAAATAAGACGGGTATCCCCGCCTTGCAAATAATTAGCTATATCATCACTAATATGACTTTTAACAACAACAGACCCAGATGAAACAGAACTAGCATATGTATCATAAATAATATCAAAATTCGGACTTGCAACAATAGAAACGTCCAAATCATATATGTGCTTATGAATTGCAGCATGTTGATAGCCGGGACGTTGATACTCAACCTGAACCAGGTCAATAAATCTATCACGGCCAATTTTTGATTTTATTATTTCGCATGCCGTAAGATAGTCTTTTCTACCAAGAAGCTCTTCAATATACGTACCATCCCTAATATCACTAAGGCAGTTCCTCAAGAACTCTTCCCACGCCGCCGGCCTTTTCCCCTCACTATTTTGTGAGTTCTTTGAGACACCAGCCCCAATCATGACAACACATCTTCTTCTAGCAATAGCCTCAACTAAACCAGTAGACCACTCAATCATTTCTCTACTCGCTCAGATAAGTTTTTTGCAATGCTATGAAAAAAACTCGCAGCCTCAGAGACTCTAGTATACTGAGAGCCTACTACGCCGTCTTTAGAGACAAGTTCAAAAATCGGCGCATGTGCTTGCTGCGAAAGAGGGACAACGCTACTTAAGCTAGGCACCTCTCCTAAATCTAGTTCACTTGAATCTTCACCAAAAAAGTCACAAAGCTCTACCAATTCTTGTTTCTGCTTTGTAATTATCCTTTCAAATGCCGCAACTGCCTGCCTAACACCGCCTTTGCTTTTTGCGCGGTACTGCTGCATAACATATCCAGCGAAGCCAAGTTTCCAAGCAACAGGCTCACCAGCAATCTCAAACTGTTCCCCCCTCTCATTTTTCTTATGCTCCTCTATTGCCCCCTCAAGAGACTCTTTCCAGCTTCTGAATGACTTAATTATATTTTCAACAGCCATCATGCTAAAGATATCAACAGATAGAGGCATAACAAAAGAGTCAACCGCCAACAAAATGGAGCGATTCAAAGCACCTAAAGATGGACCCATATCAACAAAAACTAAATCATACCCCCCAAGCCGACTCAGCATTTCTTTAATTGCATAAGTGGTCTGGAACCCCCTAGGGTCACCATTTTTTGTTGCAGCCCAGTCAGTGGCCAGTAAGTCTTCGCGTATAGAAAGCTTAGGATCACCGACTATCAAGTCAACATTAAACCTTTTGCTACGAGCAACATTAGGAAGTTCATGAGGATACCCTTTCCCTTTTCTAATAGGCTCATAGAACGCATCAATACTATAATACTCTCCATCCAAAAAAATATGTTCAAGCTCCTCTTCACTAAGCAAATACGCTGAAGCATTGCATTGCGGATCAGCATCAATCACTAGCACTTTCTTTTCATAATTAATAGAAAGCGATGCAGCCAAGTTACACAGCAAGGTTGTCTTTCCAACCCCGCCTTTATTATTGAAAAAACCAATACTAACCACATCACCCCCTAACATATCATATAGACAACTAAATTAAAAACAGAGTACTACATATCATGCTCAGCAAAACTCGGCGTAGCCAAGTGCCATCTATAGAGACTAGCGCGACAAAACCCACTCGTAAAGGACAGCGGTGACTACATGAGGATAATTGTTAAGAATAGCATGGTCTGCGGAGGGAGATTGGTGCCCAAAAGCCATGCTATAAATGGTGACCACCCCATACGATTCATTCGCAGGGCAACCCACTACTTCTCAGCAGAAGTGCCGACCATGAGGATAACTGGCTCGCCCCATGAAAGCACGCTCACGCAGGCGTTCTGGCCACCTACAAAGTACTCTCGAACGTCTTTGGTCCATTGGCCGACAAACCCGCTCCTTGAGCACTCCTGTTCCCACCAGCCGCCAGCGGTCACCTCAATGACCAAGCCGGGAACGTACCCCCAGAATTCTCCCAGGTCCCCTTCATCAAGAACACGGAAACCTTCGACACCAGGGAAGGCGATTTGCCAATGCACATCAGATTCAAGGTCGCGAACCTCCACCACCAAGGAGTTCACGTCGTAGTGCACTCCCACGACCTCGGCCATTTTGCAGACCAAACTGGTTACCGCCACACCAGTAATACGGGGTAGATCTGTCGGGTTCACTCTGGTCTTCCTTGCATGCCCGAATAAGAGGTGACTACATCATAGCGCCGGTATGAAATAGTGGGGCCAAACAAGCTAACCGCAGCTCTGAAAGGCCCGAAATATGGACCTCTGAGGGTGAGCGATGGTCACTCCATGCG